TGCCACGACTTCTCTGGTTAATTTATTAACCTGTTGTAGGTTAGCCTACTGTAACTAGTCCATCTGGCAAATATGAGTTTACCGGAAGGAGGTGTTCTTATGTTTAAGAACTCCAGGGTTAACAGTGTGTTGCTATCCTCTATACCAATTAACCGAAAGGTTAAAAGGTATTGGGTTAGTAAATTCGATCGGATAGCTGCAAACTGCGGCACTGATGAAGCAGTGCGCAAGTTCAAGAACCTTATGGTTCAAGTGCGAGCGTATCTTGCTGATGAGGATCGCAAATCCAACCTAAGTTGTTTCCTGAGCTCGACAGGCTTTAGGAACAATGGTATGCTCCGCAAGCTCTTTGAGCAAGCAGAGTGTCAACCACACTTTGTCTTGAGTTTCCTCAAGCTGTATTCAGCTGAAACAGAGTCTACTCAGACTTTGATGGAAGCTGCTAATGCAACTCATCTGCGACTCGAGAAGGTAAGTGCTAATGAAGCACTGCCTAAGTATCTCATCGCTTGGCTGAACTTTTTGTTCTGTAAGCATGGGAGATCTTATTCAGTGGCGAAGAGAAATACTTCGCATCCCTTACATAAGTTAGCTGTTTCTCACTCATATGAGGAATGGCACCATTACTGGTGTAAGTGGTATTCGATTCTTCGTCGAGGTTGGACGTCTCCTGCATCGAGGGACGATAAACCAGTTTTCCCAGAGATCTACAAAGACTATAATAGTCAGACAATGTCATCTCGGAGTTATGACCGAGATTTTGCAGAATTGACTGCAATGCACTATCTAACTGGTCCTTTCGAGACCTTGTCTCGGGAGGATCTTGAATTTGTAGATTCATTCTTGGATAAAGATGTTCAGGATGAGCTGTTAACTCACCCAGCCGGAATATCGACCGGTATGCCTGATATGAACATAGAGTCTAGCCTCCTCGGCTTTGCCGTGGGACAAGTACAACATATTCATAAAAAGGGCGGTGGAACAGAACTTAGAGATATTGCTGTTCCTAACAGATTTATCCAAGCTGCTCTTGTGCCGATGGCGTCCAGGCTCTATGAGCTTGTCCGTCACCTGCCCAAAGATGCTACCTTCGATCAAGCAAGGTTTGATACCTTGATCCAGAATAGGGTTAACAACCCTAATCTGTACCAAGGGTCAGTAGACTTGAGTAAGGCTACTGATAATATCCCTGCTTCTTGGGGATTTGAAATCTTATCTGTCCTTGACGCAGCTTTTCGAAATCAACCATGGTGGAGTATTTCACCTAAAGTTGATGGAGATAGGAGTCCAGTTGTGAGTGAACTCCACTCTCTGGATTTTTCCGAATCGCTTAGTGAAGAGGATGCAGAATATTTCTCTTCCAAGAGATTATTCTGGAAGGTAACAAGAGCTTTATGGGACGATGGAGGGCTTTTCCAGCGATGGAAGGTTGGTCAGCCTCTGGGCTCATTACCCAGTTTTGCAATGCTGGCCATTACCCATAACCTTCTAGTAGAAAGTATGGCGGCTTCCATGGGATATCTGCACTCCCCATATTTTATTCTTGGTGACGATATTGTCATCATAAATAAAAGATTAAGGAGAAGATATATCCGTGACCTTACATCACGTTCTATACCTTTAAGCTTACATAAGAGCTTTGAGGGCAGACTCTCTGAGTTTGCAGGAAAAACGTATGTAAAAGGGTCCCTTCCCTTCTACACTTCAGACCATAACCCTATCACTTGGCAGTCTCTGTTTGATTGGCAGAGAACTACCGGAATAAGAATAGATTGGAAATATCTCCCCAATCCACTTAGATCTAAGATCTATAAAATTATTCGTGAAGTGTTTATGCCTGAACCTCTATCAAGAAGTCGTGTTGTTGAGTTGGCGAACTCCGCCTACGGCCTTGCACTTACCTGTGAGGTGTGCGGCCGAGGCTCTCACATATATCCTGTAAAGGATAGTGAGGAGTGGACCAAACGGATCGAGGGGTACTTTGAGTACCGTGAAACCGATAATCTGATTCCTGATGCTGTAAAACATTCAGGGATTTCCTTAATTGGAAATCGTTATCCAATCACCCTTATGGGTGATCGGTTTGCTCAGAAAGATGGTTATTTCCTCAGATTCCGTCCAGTTCAACTACCCGACTGGTACAAGGATAAGGTTCGTCCTTGTACTACAGACGCAGTAATCCGCGCAGCGGCACTTTCCTTGCGAGAGTGTTGCATCGAATAACACTCTGTAAGAAACCATGCTGCTTTGCAGCAAAAGGAATTTGGTCCGGGG